CAGCATCGATATCGAGGGCACGTACAATGCCTTCAGCAGAAGGATTGTGATCGGACTTACGAGCTGCATGCTTCGCATCACCGAGCCACCCATCCGAAGCTCTATCTCTATCGGGGAACGCATCGTCTATTTGCTCGCGAAGCTGTTGCCCTGCTTTGCACAGTTTGGCCATATCCTACGAGATTGTGCCGATTCGCTTGTTTATCAGCCACCAGCCAATAGGCCCAATAACTGAATAAATAGCAGTATTTACTAGGTCTAGGCCTATTCCGTTGCCTCTAAGTGCCATAAAAACAAACACAGAGGTATAAGCATAGGCCGCCAAATATGGATAAAGTTTTTTCATAGGTAAAACCATAGCACTACTGCTCTCGCCGTCAAGCATTACGAGATTGTGCCGTTTTCTTTAGCGGCTTCTAGTTTGTCATAATGGGCTTTGGTCATAGTCGTAAATTCGCCGTTGCCTCGGTCAATGATTACGTGTTCTGTTACCAAGTCATCTATTCCGACTGCTTCAATAATTTCAATATTTGTCATTTTACAACTCCGCGCTCAATCCAAAATGGGATGCAGTTGAATTATTGGCCAATAAAGCATAAGTATTATTTGTTGTCATACCACTAGAAGTTATATTTAGTGACGTAATAAAAATTCCTCCTCGGTCTAAAATGGCATTGGTAGCAGACAAAACAGAACCTGAGTTATAAACTCCCAGATTTGCAAAATCAACTGAAGTCGCATTGACTCTTAAAGGTACTGGGTGTTGGATATTTACGCTTAAGTTTGTGCTGCTGGTAGCGATACCCATTCCATAAGTGTTAAATGGAGATTGGCCACCAAAGCGGAAGTAATACCTCTGGCAAGCGGCTAACTCGCCTTGAAGTGTGCCGCCTGAACGATTGAACGCAGTTGGAACTGAGCCTCGCTCTAATTGCACACCAGTAATTTCAAAGTAATCGTTGGTGCTGGCAGTTCCTACTGGTTGAAAACCGAAGTATGGTGTCAATTCGGTAATGCTGCTGCTGACTGTTCCTGTTACGCTATATCGCACCCAAGAAGTAGTTATGGTCAATGTCTGGTCTATTTGGTCAGCCGAACCTGTATAACCAGAAAATACTGTCTGGTCTGTTCCAGTTCCACCAATTAGACGAACTCGAAACGCGCTGCTCGCAGATGAGTAGTTAGACCCTGCTCTCGCCCAGAAAGATAGAACAACAGTTTGTCCAGCAAATCTTAGAGATTCCTCGGTTTCCATAGCAGTTGCAAAATCAATATAAGAGGTTGAACTTGAACCGCTATTTCTTTGAACTCTAGCGCAATAGTTAAAACCAGTTAAGCCAGATGATTGGCGAGAAACTGTGCTAGCAGATGCGCCACCTTTCATCCATCGGTCAGCGGTATAAACTGTGGCGGATGTGAAAGAAGTTCCTCGTTGCCAAATGTCAAAGCCGCCATTGATTACGCCGTTTGTTACCTTTGCTGATTGCCAGCGTAGGCCAGTAGAAGCGGCAGAATCCGCGACAAGTGTGTCACCATTTGAGCCGACTGCTAACCGAGCAGGTGTATCGGCTGCGGTTGCGGTGATGAGATCACCTTTGGCATCTACGATAGTGTTTTGAATAGCGTTTGGATCATCTGAAGCTACCCAAGCAGATCCGTTATAAACCTCAACAGCGTTAGTATCTTTGAGGTATGAAATCATACCCTCGGACACTACGCCGGTTAATGCTGTGGTACGTGCTGCCGCATCGGCAAACACCATCACAGTTTGTTCCATTAGATACGTGTTTACCTGAGCTGCGGTTAATACGTCACCGGTATTAAACAGCTTATATCCTGCACCTGCCATTGTTTCTCCTTAGTAGCTCAGCACGTCTTGGTCTAGTATACCTGAAATGCTTGAATCTAACACGAAGCCAGCCAATAAAGGCTCGCTCGTAAATAGTGTGGTCATCCAGCTTGCTTTTGTAATATCGTGGTGAATAGCGTTCACAAGGCTAGGCTGTGTAACGCTTGTAGATCCCGGCATGGTCTTGGTTACTAGCACGCCATCTAGTAGCTCAATATCTACGCCAGCCAAAGGCTTATTAGGGTTAGCATCATCGTAAAGATTGAGCTGGATGCTATCGATGCGAACCTCAGGATCTTTACGTGTAGCTAGGATGCCCTGAGCCTGATTAAGTGCCTCAGCATCGGTTTGAACCAATATTCCTTCGCGTGTGCCTGAGTGTAGGAAAAACTTATCAATGGATGACTGGTCAAACGCGTTTTGCGGTGTGCCGTTTAGTCTGGTTATTGTTACGTCATTAATCAGGTTTGTATCGTCAAACTCGACCATAGCATTGGTGTAGCTGATATTTGCGCCATTATCGCTAAAGGTATAGGCAGCGGTAGCAGGTATGGTGATTAGGTTGTCACGGCTAATGAAATTGACCGAGCCTTCAGCATCTACAAAGATACCGCCAAACTCGCTGTTCTCGACTGTCTGTAAAGCCTCTAAAGCGTTCCTAGAGGTGCCAGGATCAGCTTGAAGGGGAGAATCACCAGTATCTATGTCACGAAGGCTCACAGGCCAATCTATGGCATCTAGAAGGGCATTTACGCGGGCACCTGAGAGCTGTCCAGCCGGTGCGCCTGTAACTGTGCTTATTGCGCTACCTGCGAGTAACTTAAAGCCATCCACGCATTGGAGCGTGACTGTGCTTAAATCCTCATTGCCTTGTCTGAAGCCTGTGTCATAGTTGGTTATGAAGCCTGAATAAATGTAATAGTCCACGCCTAGATAAGTTGCATAAATGATTATCTGGCGTAGTGGCACAAGGTTAGGGTAATAAGCCCCTGCCGGGTTCATCGGGTTCCAGTCACCATTTTGATCGTATAAAACGACAGTAGCGGTGCCGGGTTCAAACTTGCTTGTGATGCGGTTGCGGCCTCTACGTATGGCTACGCGGGTAACTAGGTCAGTCACTTCAACAGGTAAAGTGCCTGAGCCTAAACGATTAGTGCCTAAGATACCCTCAGTCAAACTATCTAAAATAAGCGGGTTGGTTTCAAAAGCTGTATCGCTGTCGAAATCGACAAACACACGTAGCGTAGGTGCTGGCATTAGATAGCGGTGCTGCTAAATAGCAGACCCTTTCCAGTCTTTTGGTAGTTGTATTGAATATCAGTAATAACCTCAGCCAAATCCTCAGCTGCTATTACTGAGCCTTCAACTACTACATTGATTTCAACAGGCGCGGTTGCAATAGACTCAGCTAGTAACGCATCTGCTAGCATTAACTCAGCATCAGCAAGGGCAGCGTTAGCCAAAGCGTTACTTTCAACAGCCGCAATCGCTACAGGATCGCCGGCCTTAAATAACTCGACAATTTCATCACTAAGACCACCACCGGACAAAGCCGCTGCCTGACTTGGGTTAGTCGTAGACTGTCCATTGATATAAACGTTATTAGCGTTTACGTTCATGCTGTCCAATTTAGCGACAGTCATTTTTTCTTGATCTAGGCGTAAGCCTTTTTCAGCAAACAACGTTTCAATAGGGATTTTGATGTTGAGTTGCTTAAGCAGGTCTTGGATGCGCTTGATAGTGGCAGGCCAATCAGCAAATGGATCATCTACCATCTCATCTAGGCTATCAAGCAATGTGGCCAATTCCTGAGCCGCTGCCTCAGCCTTGATTAACTGGCCTTCTAGGATGATTGCTCGCTTTACATCCTCATCCAATATGGCTTGCATAAGTTCTAGGCGTAGACGTTCAACGTCATTGATTTGACCGCCTAGTGCGGCTGCAATCTGTATACGTTCCATCTCAAAACGCTTGGAAATCTCACCGAGGATGCCATCCTCTTTTTTCTTTTTGTTTAACTGCTCTTGAGCCTTAACCTGCTTTTTGGTTAGGGCCAGCAATTCCTTAGCACGTTTAGCAGCATCTGCCTCAGCCTTTTTACGTGCTGCTTCCTCTTTGGCTGAACCTATGCCAGCACCGGGAAAGAAAAGCGGTTTATTCTTACGGCCTAGCTCTTGAGCTGCTAATAATGGGTTACCACCAAATTGCAACATAGCGGCAGCAAAATCTTTAATTGTGCTACCAAAGTTTTCAAAGGTGAAAAATGTTCTAGTTAACTGGCCTACGCCTCTAATGACATTGGCTACGCTGTCACCAAAGGCATCCATAGCGGTTACGCCACCGCCTATGCCTTGCTCACCTGATAGCAGCTGAAAAGCATCTACTAGGCCTTCTCCAATAGTTTCCTGCATATTGGCATAAGCGACATTGAGCACCGACACCTTACCTGCATAGGTTTCCAAATATGCGGCGTTCTGTCCGGCAAATTGCTTATTTAAGTATGTCTGAAGCTCAGCAAAGTTTTTAGTGCGTAGCTCAACCTGAGATAGTCCGGTGTTATATTTTGACAAGCTACGTGCTTGCCCTACGTAAGCCTTAGATAAATCCTGTGCAACGCTAGCAACGTCTACGCCTGAGGCGCGTGACATGTCTAGGGCTAAAGCCAATAACTCTTGTGATTTGGTTACTGATCCAGTAGTCATTAACAATGACTGCATGGCTGGTCTGAGGCTATCGTCTAGCACACCGCTGGCAGCTTCCATGTCTGCAATAAACTTGCTTACACGTGCATCCTCAAACGCTAGCCCTAGATTGTTAAGGCTTTGAGATAAACGATTGGCGGCTTGCTCATCCTCGCTAAATGCTTGAACCGATGCCTTACCAAACTGATAAACCTGTCGCACAGACAAAGCCAAACCTAAAGAACGGCCTAAATCCTTAAACTTGTTAGTTAGATTGGTAGATGCCTTCTCAGCTTGCTTAAAGCCTTTATCCTTAAACTCAGAGGCTATATCAATGCGAATATTTGACATTACGCAGCCTTTCTAACTGTTGAACGTTGCTTAAATAGTCTAGATGCTTTGTCAATCGCCTTAAAGGTTGCATCCAAAGCCTTGCCATTGTTTTCAGCATAAGCGGCATAAAGCAAACGACCACGACCGCGTTCGAACTTGTCATATTGTTTTAACGGCCCCACAGCGTTCATAGCACCCACAAAAATGCGACCAGCGACAGGGTTATTAGATGATCCATAATCTTTTGTGCTTTTGCTGTTGCGATTACCTGCTTGTGGTCTGCCGTATGGATGCACACGACCAGAGGTTTCAACAATCGCACCCACGGCTGATTTGTTTAGTAATGAATAAAGGCTTGCAAATCCTTGACGATTGCGCTTGCTTCTACCAATAGAATAAGTTAAACCACGGCGTATTACACGGCCGTTATATTTGGGAAAACCACGTTCACGGCTTGTGCGAGATTTGGCTTCAACGCCGTTATCGTTCCAGCTGTAAAGGTTGCCTGGTGCTTGACCCGGTACTTTAGCTTTAGCATCATCTGTAACCTCTTTTAGGGCTACCTTTATTTCAGCGTTCATTTCCTTGAGCAGGTCAGGCGCAAACTTTTTTAGAGCTTTCTTAAGCTCTGGTACGCCTTCGACCACGACTGGCATTTTCCCGCTCTCTCGCTTGTTGCTTTAGCACCTCATAAAATGCCTTAAGCAAATCTGTATCCATGTTAATAAACTCGCTAGGCGCGATCCCTGTATGGATGCTCAGCTGAGCGATCCTGTACGTGAAAGAATCGCGCGTTAGCCATTTGGGTTATCGTCTGCCACCACGTCTACGCTCGCCAGCGTATCGAGGAAAGCTGCGCCAAATGGTTTAACATCTGGCGCATCTGCCCGGCGCAAACACTCCCAGGCTAGCCAATAGATATGTTCTTGCTTCTCATCCTCGCGAAAGGCTTTGTGAAAACCTTTGCGAAACTGTTGCTCGAAAGCATACTCCACACCTGGCGTAATCGCGTGTGACGATTTAGTGCCATCTGCCCTTGTGATTATTAACTTAGCCATTATTGCCCCTTTTATTTAATTAGAACGTGCCTGTGTCTGAAATTGTTACTGCTGAATTGATTGTAAAGGTAATATCCTGTGTTCCAATATCGCCTACTGCACCATTGATAGGTGTTAGGTTGTTTACAAGGATATCAAAAGTATAAAGCGGGTTGGTTGCGCCTACTGCTGTGGCCTTTTCCTGAAGCATTTTAACGGCTACTGTTGTGCCAAAAGCTGCTCGCAAGGTAGCCATTACGTTGGATGCTGCTGTGTCGTTTAGGAAAGACACAGTTAAGGTTGCAGACTCCAAGCCCTTTACAAACTTGTGAGCTGAATCACCCATAGCGGTTACTTCAAGCTCATCAAAAGCCTGATTTAAGGTTACAGATGTTACGTGGTCGCTAAGATCAACGGCATTAATCTTTAGACCGACTTTGTTATTTAGAAAAACAGCCATTGACTATTCCTCATCTTTCTTAGCGGTTGTGGTTGGTTTAGGTGCGCTTGGGGCAATCTGACCAATCTTGATCAGAAAAGCCTCGCGCTCTTTGTCATTATCAGCCATCTTAACTCCAATCTGATAGAACGCTGATTGATACTTCACCGGATAGCAGATCGCCCGCTACTCCGGTCAAGACTGCCGGTGCGCTAAAAGTGCCAATCGAATAAGCGATACTCGATGCCTCTAGCTTGTTCACAATGTTTAAGTAGTAATCCTCGATGTTTATCAAGTTACCTTGATTATCAAACATAGGTGCTAATACTACCAACTTAAAGTTTACTTTTGGTTTAACTGTTTTGTAATGGTCATTAGAAGGCTCAATGTAAGGATCGCCTGGTTGTACCACTATCGAGTTAGCTAAGGGTGTGGCAGGTGGAAAAGAGAACACCTGCCACGCCGCATTATCAGCTAGCGCAGTCGCGATGGTTCCACGTAGGGTAGAGATTGCTGACATTACCCGACTTGACCGCCCGGTGCTAGGTGATCCGCAAGCAACCCACGCACGCGAGCCATAAGGGTATTACCCATCCGGTAAGGCGAGGGTTGAAAGTCAGGTGAGATGCCGCCAGCGTTTGAAGCCTGACGAGCTTGCCATATATCTACTGCAATCATTAGAGAAGCCTGATTAACTTCAGGCAAAGTTTCATAATCTACGTTTGAGGCGGCATAAACACGCCCATAGGGTATTACTTGGTGGTAAGGCTCTGTGACTGCCGTACCTAAATCAAAAGTCAAAGAGTGGCCATTAACAGCGGTTAGCGTTTTGCTACCATTGAAGTGCTGTCTCACGTTTTCTATTGTGACTGTTTGGCCTACGTAAAATTGGTCGGCTGTGGTTGGTAAAAACACTTTGCCGTAAGACCCAAAACCTTCTAATGCAACGACAGGCTGATCGTTGAACCATAGCTTATCTTTGACTATGTTCTCAGCGGCTTGACATACGCTTTCAAGTGTTGCGTCTGTGTAGAGGCTGCCAATTCCAAGCGCAGCGCGAAGCTGAGCGACTGTTACGTATGTGGCTGGCATTTGTTTCCTCTCTTTATGTTAGCCCCGGCGCAAGGGCTGTGCGCCGGGGTAACTTTAACGATCTATCTAGTTAGATCAGGACTTGTTGAACCAGTTTGCACCGGCAGCGACTTTGGTAGCAAGTGCGCCAAAGCCATAGTAACCAAGATCCACAGTTCCATCGCTGTTTACGTTGGTACGTAGCTGGAAGCGTGGTGACTCATACCAGGTGTATGCATCTGGATTGATAACTGCCATTGAGTAATCAGCAGTTCCATCTCCACCGGTTCCGGTGAAGTTGCGTGATACGTAGAGATCCAAACCTGCAACAGTTCCACGAAGGCTCTGTGGGCTTACTGATCCACCTGCGTTTTGTGGCTGTGCTGCGTTATAGATTGGGCGGCCTGAATCGTTGTAACCCATGATGTTAGCCCATTGTTCTGGAGTAACCAACAGGTTGCGAGCGAAGCCCAAAGATGCGGTGTAAACCGCTGCTGCTGCGCTTGAAACGTATGCAAGGATACCGGTGTTTGTGTTTGCTTGTGCTGTCGCGTTTAGAGTACCTGCGCCTTGAATTGCAGTAGCGACGTAGCTGTCGGTTTCCTTAGCGTATGCAAACTCCATCTGGCGTACAAGCTCATCAAAAAATGTAGGAGATGAACGCTCAATTAGTTCTACTGTGGTAATGGAACGGCCCTTGAAAGGCTTGACATTTACTGTGATATATGAAGCGGTTAGCTGTGTATCTGTGATTGGATCGTTTTCATCAATCTGATCTACAGTTGGAACAGCAGTAATCTTAGGGATTTCAAAAGTCATACCTGCATCTGGCAAGGTACCGCGTGAAATCGCATCGATAACGCCACGATCAGCATTTGATAGAGGGTTTACTACCTCTGTTAGCTGACGTGTTGGGATCATGCCCGGTGCTGTTGTTGTTTCGTTGTCTGCAGCTTTTACGTAAAATGCTGCATCCTCGTCACCGAGGAACTTAGCGCGTAGAGTGTTTTCTAGGTACTTAGCCTTAGTAAACTCTAGGCGTGGCTTTGTGTAAATTGGTGCTGACACAGTTGGGCGAGCAGCCTCTACCGCAGGGGTTTCGACCACAGGCTCAACGGTTGCGGTGTCTGGAGTATTCTCCACGACTGCCTCGCTTTCGTTTTGGTTAGGTGTTTCTACGACTTCATCCTCAGAAGCCGCAACGTTCAGAACTTCAGCACTCTTAAATGCTGCTGCCTGAACAAGACTTGTTTCATATAGCTTGCTTGCTAAAACTTTGATCACGCCACCATCGCGCTTGCTATCAATTACTTCAACGCCTACTGATAGGCCGCTGCGTAGTTGCTCGGATGCTTCAATAAGCGCATCGGTGCCGCGAGATGTGTTAGCAACCTTGAAAGTTGCATAAATGCCGTCATCTGTTTCCTCAAACGAAATCATACGGCCTAGAGGTTTTTTTGCATCATGCTCAAGTAATAGTTTTGGTTTTGGGTTGCTAGGAATCTCAATAGATCCTTTTTCAAATACTACTTTACCTGCTGAGGTATATCCGATTTCATTACCAAACGGCACGATTTTGCCGGTAATAGTGCGTTCCTCAGCGTTGCAAGTAATATCGTTAGAGAACGTTAGGCGCATCGCTGTCCGATCCATTAGGTGATAGGTTTTCCATTTCCATTGCTTGCTCGACAGTAATCAAACCTAGAGTAAGCATTTTTTCAATGACGGCTAGGCGTTCCAAAGCATTAACAGCCAAGAAAGCATCCTCTACGTCAAACTTAACAATGTTTCCACGCGCAGTAATATCATCCATTGATAAACGATCCTCGATAGCATGGATGTATGGCGCAAGTGATAATGAAACGAATTGTCTGCGCTCATCCTGAACATTTGCATAAGTCATGCTGTTGTTCATGTCTGCGCTGATGTAATACGCTGGCACGTTCATTAAACGCGCTATTTGTGTAGACATGTTCTGAATTAAATCGACATAACCCATGTCTTTAGGTGAATAAGAAGTCGGTACGTAATCCAACGTACTTGTGAGATATGCAGTTGAGCGTTGCGCACGTGCCGACTTCCAAGCAGCAAGTATAGCGTCTACTTCTTCCTTGCTTAAATCTGCGCCTGTGTTTTTAATTACTCCGCTAGGCATTGGAGTTGCAGTTGCTACCGATGTAGCTTTATCTAAATCAATAGCTGCGCGTAATGTTCTAGCACCGCGAGCCAAAATGCCTTCATCTAATCCCTGAAATGTAATTAGTGATCCCAGACCACTCATAGGCACTTGTTTGCCGTCTACGTAATAACGTGTGATGTATTCGCTTACTGGATCTGTGTCAAATGAAACGCGACCCGGTGCAATCCACTCAAAGCGAGCAGGGCGGCCATCATCAAAATAAACTTCAGTAACGCGCCAATAACAAACGCCGTAAAATAATAGTGAATCAATTGACCATGCCAAAGTTACGCTGCGTGGCTGTGAAACTGAAGGCTGCTCTAACCATAAAGGCTTACCAAGTTTTTCACCGGTAGATTTTTTGTAGAGCTCTAAAGGAAATGTTGCAATTGTTCCAGCGATTAAGTTTCTGCATCGCGCAACGGCGGGAACGCTAATAGCTTCCTCGCGACCTACCGCGGTAACAGCTATTGGTAAAAAGTAATTGAAAGAATCGGTCATCAATTGAGGCGCGTTCTGCGCTTCAATTTTTTGACCACGAAAACGATCTAAAAGACCCATCGGTATATGTTAGCACACAAATCGGACATTTCAGACATAGATTTGCGGTTTTGACTGTGGTTTTAATAATTGGTGTGTCACCATAGCTAAACCAATGGCAGCCGACACGTCACCGGCAGATTTGCGCCGCACTATGCGCCATCCGGCATCGGTTTCCTTAGCTGCGCAGTTATTCATAGAGTTTACGAGGCTATCCTGCCCAGAGTGAACCAAACGCTCATTTACTATGGCATCTAATAGATCTGAGCATGCCTGATAAAACACCTGACCGCTCATGTCTTGTATTTTGTAGCCAGTCTGCGCTAAACGCTCAGCCACGCTCATGCTTGTGTATTTATCAAAGCAAATCATGCGGGGTTTATATTGTTTAGCCCACTCAGCTACCTCAACAGCCATTTTCAGCTCATCTATAGCTACTTGGCTTTCAAATTGCGCCACTACGCCTACGCCTACCTTGCCATCATCCATTAACTGACCTGCAACCAACGAAGCTTGTTTTTTGGTCACAGATATATCCATGCCAAAGATAGTTAGGCGGCCTGGCTCTAGTTTTAGATCCTGCACAGTCAGATCCTCAAATGCGCGATAAGGCCACGGCGATTTAAGCGCGCTAACCCATTGACAAAGCGTTTCAGTACGTGAGGCTTCAGGTGTAGAGGTAGCAATAGCCTCAGCGATAGTTTCCTCATCGACTAAGTATCCAAGTGCCGGGTTAGCCTGATACCAAGCGTTTTTATCTGTCAGCTTACTGAAGTCATCGGCTGAATACTCCCAATAACCTAAGCTCTTAGGCGGGTAACTCAAACAGCGTGTGCGCAAATCGTTCAAAACTGAGGAAAAGGCATCGCCGGCGTTGCTAGTTAATAATATCTGAGCGTTTGGCCTAGCGCGTGTAATTGGCTTAGCAGCTGTCCATGCTTCATCACTAATCTCGCGTAACTCATCCACAAACAACAGATCCGCGGTCTTACCACGGCTTCCATCTCTCGTTGCCGCGACTATCTCGTATCGAGCCCCCGATAAAAGCTCAATCGATTCCTGACCATTGGCCACGCGGATCTGTTTTACTTGGGCTGCAAGTAGTGGGTTATCCTCTATGACGTCACATACCTTGCGAAAGGTATCTAATGCCATCCCTCGATTAGAGGACATCGCGACAATACTACGTTCACCGAAAAGAAACAACCCGGCAAGGATGCGAACTCTTGCTAAGTGCGTTTTGCCGTTTTGACGTGCGATTAATAGCAGATTTGTCTTGCGGATCCATTTATCCTGTTTATCGACCTTGAGCATGTCATCTAGCACGTACTCTTGCCACGGCAGCAGCTTCATAGGCTCGCCGTTCTCATCCTTGAGCTTAGACAGCCACTCTTTGACCTCAGGCAGCCTGCTTTTAGCTCTTAATGGCGCATTTTGTAGGCGTGGCTTTGTAGAGCCTTTACGAGTGGCCATTGTCAATTAGCCCCCGACTGACTCGGATTAGTAAATGGTGAGTTCTGATCAATTCGAACTGAAGTATGTCCGTTTTGCCCTGATTTGTCCGGACTTGTCCGAATCGGGGAGATTTGGAACGA